TGCCGTCAATGAACAACTTGTCGCCGGCAACCGGTGTCGCGTCGGCCAACATTTCGACTCGCTGATCGCCTTGCTTGAGTCCTTCGGTCACGTCGCGCGGCTGATAGGCATGCACGAACGCGCGGAACGTCGTGTCGGTGAACGTCGTTCCGCCATGGCGTAGGGTGACGGTGCGGCCTTTGCGCGCAATCATGCGCTGGCGGACCGCCAGATGCGCGCTGATTACCATACGCGCACCACATAGGCGGACAGTTGCTCGGCCAAACCGGCGTCGACGACGAGGCCGCTGGCCGATCGCGCGAAATAGTTGACCAGGCCGACGCCTTCGGTCTGATCGCGTGACACGGTCGGATCCGAGCCGATGTAATTGAAGGCGCCGCGCACGAGCGCAAGACAGGCCGCTTCAAGATCCGCCGGCACGCTGCCCGGCAACATCCAGCCTGTCGTGTATGTGGCGACGATTGGTGAGCCGAACCATTCCCGGCGGAAATCGCCGCACAGTCGGTGCAGCAGTTGGCCGTCAAGCTCATAGTCGACGTCGGCCGTCAACGCCGTGCCGTCCTCGGTAACGCTGCTGATCGCGGCCGGCTTATATTGCAGCACGAGCGGCGCGACACGCCGGTGCGGCGCGCGGTGCCATCCGTGATGGCCGAGTCGGAACGTTTCAGCGATGGTTTGCAAGCCGAACGCGCGGCCACAATATGCGGCGATGACGGCCGACGCTCGGTCGATCAGCGTCGTCACGTCATCAGTTGTGCCGCACTCGGTCTGTGCCGCTGCAAGCGTCGTAAGTGCGGCAGAGGATGGCGCGACGGTGACTTTGACCAGACCGGGCACAATTACGCCTCGCTGCAAAAGTCGCCGGGCAGCGCACCGCGCGCCCGGCGTCTCGCGTTTCAGGCTTAGACTGGCGGGTTGCTGGTCGGCGCGAACACCGGATGACCGAGGATCCAAACGCCGGCAACGAAAATGTTACCTGAGTTGTTTCCGGTCGGCGTGATGGTCACGCGCGCATACCGCTTGTTGCCGGCGTAACCGATCTTGAAGCACTTGTTATCGTCGGCGAACGTGAAGCCGGCCTGTGCGACAGTGCCAAGCGTCTGAGCAGCCGGGACGGTCGCGGCGTCGGACAACCCGGAGTCGTTGCCGTCCTCGAGCAGCACGGCAAACGTCGCGTCGGCGTCGGTGTTCGTGCCGGTCAGGATGACGAATTCGGCCGAGTCATGGTCCCGCATATCGACGATCTGTGACACGATCGCGGTATTGTCGGTCCCGGCGGCAACCGGGCTGATCCCGCGCCGCGGCGTAATGTTGTTGTGTAGGTCGCGCATTGTGCGATGTCCTGTCTGAGTAAGCGAAAGCGGCGACCCGCTAAGGCCGCCGAGCAGTCGTTACGGGTTAGCTACCGAACTTGATGAACTTCACGCATTCGAATTGAAGCGCGCCGCCACCGGTGCGAGCCGTGGTGTAGAACTGCACGAACGGCTTGTTGGTGTAGGGATCGCGCAGCGTGCGGAAGCCTTGCCGGTCGACAATCTGATACCCTTGCGCGAAGTCACCGAACGCCAAGGATAGCGAACCACTGGCCAGGGCCGGCATGTCCTGTGACACAGTCACGGGATAGCCGAGGATCACTTGCGGCTGCCCTTGCTGCAAGCCTGGCTGCCACATGTAAGCGTTGGTGGTCGACTCCTTGAATTTCCGGATCTTGCCGATAACCTCACGGCGAGTCATCCAACGCGCACCGTTCAGATACGCATCTTTGAACGCCTGAATGAGGTCAAACAGGATGTCGGCCGGTGTCGACGCTGCGAAATCGGACGAAACGCCGGTCGCGACGTGTTCGAAACTGCCCCATGCACGAGTCGCGTCGGCGGTCGCCGCGGTCGTGTAGGTGGTCAATCCGCGAGGTTGACCGACACCGGTCCCGTTCAGATAGGCGTCATTCTGGACGCGGGACAGCTTGTCGGCGACTTTGCCGGCGAGCCATGCTTCAACGTCAACAGCCGCGTCATCAAGCAGTTGCTGCGTTGCATACGGCTGCGCGAACATTTCGTGCACCGGGATGCGCCATTTCGCAAGCTGCGGGGTGTTGGTCGTGCCGCGCGTGCCGGCTTCGGCTACCCAACCGCCGGAAGCGGCCTCGTCCTTGTCCTCGATCCCCTCGAGCGCGTCGGTGCTGATGACCTGAACGCTGGCGATCTGCCGCATTGGGGTCGTTTCGAACACGCGGGTAACAATGCGACCGGACACGTCCGGCGTCACCAGGTAGCCGCCGTCCGGGTCGGAACCGACCGACATGGCCTTGCGTTCGGTGTCGTCAAACGCGCGTTCGCCGCCACGGACGAACTTGCCGAAGCCTTTGACGTATACGGTCAGATCCTCGGCGGTCGCTTCGGCCGGCTGCGGGCGGCTATACAGCCCGGCAAACGACTTGATCGACGTGTTGAAGCTGGCGAGCGCTTTCTGCTCGGCTTCGCTGGCGCCGCTGTTGTGGCCGAAGCCGGGCCGATTAAGCTTTTTCTCAACTTCGTCTTGCCGCAGCGCGAGTGCCGCTTGCTTTGCCTCGAATGCGTCTTTCGCGGCTTGCGCAGCGTCCAGCGCCACATTCAGCCGGTCAAGCTTCTCGTCCAGCACGACATCGCGCTTTTTCAGGTTCGAGTCGTTCGCCGACTTGAATTCTTCGAACGCGCGGCCTAGCGCGTCGATCGTCTCGGTAATTTCGGGCATCTTACGTCCTTGGTTTGATGCGTGACAACAATTGGGACAACGCTGTCCCGGTTTCGTCGTCAGCATCCCGCAGACGTAGGCTTTTGAAGCCGCCGATAATGAAGGCTTTCGCCTCGTTCCGGCTAAACCCTGCGTCCCGCAGGATTGCTTCACATTCTCGCTCGGTAATCGCCGATTTTACGGACGACACGCGAGCCTTTGCATTCGCCGGAAAAGTTACCAGCGACACTTCCATCAAGTCAACCTTTTTTAGCGTCCGGCGAGGTTCGTCCGGCGCGCTGCGCGGCGACCAGTCTTTTGCAATGTAGCCGATCGACAAGCCGTCGATTGCCGGCCGCGGCTGCATTTTAAGCAGCGCGTAAAGATCGCGACCGCTCGTCGTATCGGCCAACTTGCCGTGCACTTTAAGGCCGCTGCCGTCCTCGCTCATATCCGTCCAGATACCAATCGGAGTCATATCGGCAGCCGCCGAACCCCAGCCGCCGTGCTGCTCGAGCATGGCCGGCCACTGGCCTGTGCTCTTAACCTTGGCCAATGTGTCGGCAAACGCGCCCGGCGCAAGCATGTCGCCATACGAGTCGATATTGCCCGTCACTGCGCCATAGCCGGAAAAGGTCATGCCGGTATCGTCGGTCGCGTCGACCGTGAATTTAACTTCGATCATGGTGTGGGTACCGCCGGATTGGTGGTTGACGTGCCGAGCTTGTCGGCGTCGCCGCCTTTCGGATCCAGCCCGACTTGCGCGCGAACCTCGTCCTGTGTTTGCCATCCTCGGCCGCCGCCGGCGCCGAGCGCGGCCTGGTAGTAGGCTGCCTGGTCGGCCGCCGACCGCTGCACGAGGTCGTTCGTGCGGAACGACGGAACGTAACCCTGTTCAACTTCTTTTGCGGTCAGCAGATTCAGTTTGATCGACGCTTCAACCAGCGAGTGAAGCGGACGTGCATACCAGGCGGCTTGCGCAAGGAACATTTGCTCGCTGCTGGCGTAGGTCGCCGACTTGTCATAGTGCGATACCATGATCGGCAGCGTATCCATGACGCGGCAAATCTCTTCGATCTGAAACCGTCGTGTTTCCAGATGCTGTGAGTCAACGCCGGTCATGACCATTGGCGTAAATTTGGTGTTGCGATCAAGGATCATGGTGGAAAAGGCATTTTCCGAGCCGGCGAAATTCTCGTCGATCCAGGCTTTCATCGCCTTGAACTGGTCTGGGTTCAGCGTTCCCTCAACAGAATACAGGCCGCCGGGCCGCGAGGCATTCTTGTGCAACTTGGCGTGGTTTTCCTCGGTCGCCAACGCAAGGCCGATAGCTTCTCGGCCAAGGCGCACGGCATCCAGTCCATACCAACTATTCCACGCGGCGCCGCGGACATGCCAAATTGCTTCGGCCGGGAAGTCCATCGTCTGCCGGTTCGGCGCGCGTACCGTATAAATCAGTGAGTAGTCAGACGGATCCTGCCTGACGGCAACGAACTGCGGCTCAAACGGGATAAGCTCGGTCAGCCGGCCGCCGACCATGTTTCGGAACGCAAAATGGTTGCTACACAACGCCAGATGCAACGCCATGGTGTTGCGGTAATCGATTCCGCTCTGCCAGGCGTTCGCCCGATACGTCATAAGCTGCGTTACCGGATGATTCTTGATGACGGTCCGTGTCGGGCCGTCCTCTTGGAATATGTCGAACGATGGAATCGCGAGGTTTTTCGCGTGCGTTCGTGCGCACGCCAGGACGGTTGAAACCTCAAGCGCGGACGCGACAGTGACCACGCGCCCGGTTTCTGACGTACGGCCTCTGCCGTAAATCTCTCTCCAAAGGTCAAGCGTGCGGTTGATCGACTTACGTTCGCCAAACAGCCGCCGGATAGGGTGATACCATGTCATGTATCGTGACAAGCTACACGCGCGGCACGGTTACGGCAACTAAAGAATCTCGCCGATCGCCCGCGTGATGCGCGAAAGCCGGCACGCCAGTGTAGCCGAGACGCGCTCGGCTATATCAGCCTGCTCGATATCGCCGGCCAACCGCATTCGGTAAGCCGCTTGCTCGTAAGCCGCGATTCGGTCGTCCAGCAGCCGCGCCTCGTCCCGCAGCTTGTGCATCGGGACACTCATGACAGGACACATGTTACCCAAATGATTGCGATAACGGCGGCCCAAATCATGGCGCCGAGCGGAACGCCTAGAATGACTCCCTGAAAAAACCTCATGGGCGGATGACTCCGGGCAGCAGATTAGCCCACCAAACGCCGGCGGCGGCGACAGCCAAAATTAGAAATTCGAGTGTGATGGTAAAGCGGCCCATCAGTGCGTCGCCACAAGGATGTAAAGCGGCAGCAAGATCAGCATGGTGGCCAGCTGGCGGTTCGTGGCGGCCTCATTTATGGCCTGAACCTGCAACGCCGGGACTTGTTCACAGGCACCGCTGTAGCCAGCCTGGCAGTAGTGGGACGCATTATCCAGCGCGTTTTGCGTGGCTGGCGTGGCGCAGCCGGCAAGCGACGCTGCCAGCACGATTGCGATAATTCGTTTCATTGTGTTCGACTCCGGTTTGGGTGCGCCGCTTGTGTAGCGTGTCACGCTACACGGCGTCAAGGATTTTCCCAAAACGATTTGCCGCCGGCCGGCTGTGGCACAGTCGCTGCGCCGATCGCCATGGCAGCCGCAACTATGCCGTCGATGCGTCCTGTTGCCTTGCGCTTGTCCCATTTCCGATTGCCGCTCGGATCGCCGACGACAACGGCGCTGGCACTATTCCAGTTCAACACCGGGTTGACTCGTATCCGAATGGTGCGGTTTATGACCACGCGTTCAAATTCGGATATGCTGCGCGGCATCCAAAGGGTTTTTTTCGACATATAGCCGGCGAATCCCTGGCCGTGCCGGACCATGCGCAGTCCCGTGCCGGCCGAGCCGATCGGCTTGTCGTCATCGTCACGCTCTCGGTCGTCAATCCAGGCATCAAGGCCGTGGTGGTCGCAAGCCGCCAGGAAGTCGTCAAGCAGCGCCTGGTCGAACGCCAGCAGCCGGACGTCGTTTCGTGCCAGGAAGCCTTGCAGCCATGTCACGACGCGGCCGTTGTCGATCAGCCGACCCGGCTCGGCGAACAGGTGGCCTTGGTTCAGCCATGTCCGGTACGGCACGCTATCCTCGCGGGCGCGGTCGTCCAACGTATCGAGCGGCGTCCAAAAGTAGACATGCAGGGTCAGCGACCCGTCCGGGTGCTGCCAGCACGCCGCGGCCGACGTCAGATCGCGCTTGCGGGACAGGTCAAGGCCGAGAAAGCAAGGCAGTTCGGAAAGCGTTGGATCCTCGTCGCTCGGAACCTCGCATGCTTCCCACAGGTCGCGGTCGATCCACGGCGTCTCGGCGTCTGTCCATTCGCAAAAGTTCAGCCGACGGACGACCGCCTCGCTGCTCGGCATGCCGCGGGCTTGCGTCACAAGCTCGCGCAGATACCGCGGCTGTATCGTCTGGCCGAGCGACGGGTTGGCTTTCGGCCAGCACGACTCGTCTTTCAGCGGATCGTCGCCGTCATCCAGAGCACAGACGTAACTGAAAAACGCGTCATCCTCGAGCAGACCGGCCGCTATTTTGACCGCGTACTCGTGGTAAAACCAGCATACACAGGCCCTGTTCGCGCCGCTGTTCGTGATCATGAATATCAGCGCCTGGCGACGACCCTTTGTGCCGGCGCGCATCATTTTCACAACCTCGTCGTTCGGGTGCTCATGTATCTCGTCAAGCAGGGCGCAGTGCGGCCGGTCGCCGGACAAACCGCCTTCGCTGGCAATATAACGAAAAAATCCGCCGTTCGTCTTGTTCGCGAGGTTCCATTCCTTGCCTTTACCGCCGGTCGGCGTCAGCTTTTTACCTAGGAGCGGCGACTGCTGGTACATCGCGACGGCGTCACGGAACAGAATGGCAGCCTGGTCTTTTTTCGACGCTGCGGAGAACACGATCGCCCTGTGCTCGTCATCGTATGACAGCATGTAATGCCCGACGCCGGCCGCCAGCGGCGACTTGCCAGAACCTTTGGCGGTCTCAATGTAAGCCGTCCGAAAACGGCGCATGCCGTCCGCACCTACCCATCCGAACAGCGACCCGACGATGAACGCTTGCCATGCGAGCAATTCAAACGGTCGCCCCTCGTGCTCGCCGCCGGCCAGCCGCAGGACACCTGGGAAGAATCGCAGCACGCGTCCGGCGCGCTCAGTGTCGAATACCCAATCGTCGCGGCCAAGGTCGCGCAGATGACGTTTGCACGCGCCGAGCACATGCGGTCCGGCCGGTTCGGCGCCGTCGACGACGGCTTGTGCATAGGCGGTCGTCGGGTCGGGCTTGCGTGCCATCAATCAAACTCGCCTTTAGGTGCGTCGTCCGCCGGCTGCAATGTCGCGCGATCCAGCCCGAACGTCGACAGCCACATTTTGAACACCTTGTTTTCGGATTGCAGCGCCGCAACCTCTGGTCGCACGCGCACCATGCCGAGCACCGGTTGCCCTATATCATCCAGCACCGGTCGCCCGCGCGCGTCCAGCACCGGCGAACAGTAGGTCAGGCCATCCTTGGCCAGCAGCTTTTCGAAACTGCGGATCCGCGCCCAACTCGAGCACAGCCGTTCGACCGCCGGGGCATAGGCGATCGTCAGGACGCCAAGCTGTTGCAGCACAGGCGACAAGGTGAGCCATGCGGCTCGCGCATCGCCTTCAAGGTGTGACGGCAGCCTGGCAGTATCCGCAATCGACTTTTGCGCCGGTTTGCACGCTCTGTTTTTCCGCAAAGTGCCCCTTGCAGACTTGTCTTTTGGGTCTTTTGGTGGTCGACCGGCTGTCATGTTAGTGCCTTTAACGGTTGTGGCATGCTGGTTAAATTATGGCTGGACTCACGTTGTGT